CTCACGGCCTGTCTTTAGGGAGACAGGACTTCGTTTGCGGCTGCGCTGATGACCTTGAAAGCAATTTTTTCTGGGGTGCCGTAGGCTGGAACAAGCTTGGAACACGCAAAGGCATATCTTATAAAAATACATGGCTTGAAACTAGCCAGCGCACAATAAACGTGTATCACCACCAGCTTAATAGTTTGTTTTATGCAAGTTAAAATACCTTATAAGCCAAGGTTATTACAGGCAGAGATGCACGCCAGCGTAAAGCGTTGGAATGTGCTGGTGATGCACAGACGTTTTGGCAAGACGGTATGGGCTGTTAATCATCTTATTAAGCACGCGCTTACTTGTGAGTTACCAAGACCAAGAGTTGCGTTTGTTGCTCCTACCTTTACTCAGGCTAAGAGAATTGCTTGGGATTATGTAAAATACTATGCTGGTGTTATTCCCGGCGTTACTTTCAACGAGACTGAGTTGAGAGTTGATTTCCCTAATGGCGGCAGACTGATGCTATTGTCTGCTGAAAACCCAGATAGTTTGCGTGGTATTTACTTAGATCTTTGTGTCTTTGATGAATTTGGTATGCAAAATCCAAGGGTATGGGGGGAAGTTGTTAGACCAGCCCTATCCGATAGAGAGGGTGCGGCTGTATTTCTAGGCACCCCGGCTGGGCATAATCATTTTTTTGACCTATTGCAAACAGCCAAGTCTGAGATGGATAATGGATCTGACCAGTGGTACTGGAAGATAGCTAAAGCTAGTGAGACTGGTCTGGTTAAAGATACTGAGTTAGATGCTGCTAAAGCACAGATGACGCCAGAACAATACGAGCAAGAATATGAATGTTCGTTCACTGCCGCTATCATAGGGGCTTACTATGGAAAGCTGCTTTCTGATGCTGATGACGATGGACGGATTACGCGAGTGCCGTATGATCCAGCTTATCCTGTGCATACAGCATGGGACTTGGGTATAAACGACAGTACGGCTATTTGGTTTGCTCAAATATTTAGAGGTGGGTCTATCAATGTTATTGACTACTATGAAAACAGCGGTGTCGGCCTTGACCACTATGCTGAAGTCTTGCGCCAAAAAGATTATCATTGGGGTGATCACCTTGCTCCTCACGATATTGAAGTGCGTGAGTTGGGCAGTGGCAAAAGCAGACTTGAAACTGCGTTCAGTCTTGGCATCCGTTTCAGAGTAATACCAAAAATGAAAGTGGCTGATGGCATAAATGCAGCTAGAATGATGATACCTAAATGCCACTTCGATAAAGAGAAATGCCACCAAGGTGTTGAAATGCTTAGACAATATAGGCAAGAGTGGGATGAAAAAAGAAAATCTTTTAGGGATCATCCGCGCCATGACTTCACTAGCCATGCTGCGGATGCGTTTAGGTATCTGGCTATTGGGATGGAAAATCGGCAAGCTATGGTTCGTCCACCGCAACAAATTGCCGTTAATGAGTACAATCCGTTTACGTTATGACGCCAACAAAAGAAGATGTAGATGATATATTATATTTGCTGAAGCGCAGCGAGTACCATTGCTGGTGGGGGATTAATGAAATAAACAATCTTATACGCACACCGCTACAGTTTGATCAGTATTTTATTATTAGAGATGAAGGCAGAATACCTGTTGTGTTTGCTACTTGGGCGTTACCTAGCCATGATCATGTAGTTGAATATGTCCAAGACTTACAGTTCCCGGCAGAAGGTTACAACGGTGGCGGCGATATACCTTGGATAGTTGACTTCATAGCTGAAGGCGGTAAGGCGAATATTGCGCTGGGTTTCCGTAAGACAAAAAGTGTGTTATCAAGTAGAGGGTATAACCAAGCATTTTGGTTAAGAACTGAAACGCAAAAACTTGGATTTTATAGGTGGAGTTAAGATCATGGGTGGTGTTTATCGGCGCGTTAAAAAAGTTGCCAGAAAAATTACTAAAGGCGTTGGTGATGTTGTTGAGAAGGCTATTGAAGATCCAGTAAAAAAGATCGGCAAAGAAACCTTTGATATTGTTATGGGTACGACAGATGAAGAACGGCGTGCCATGCTTTCTGGTGAAATGCCAACACCTGACAGTCCAGAAGTTACCCCAGAGGTAACGCCAGAGGTTGTTCCTGACGATGAAACTGTATTGGGGCGTGGCAGACGCCGCACAAAGCGTTCTGGTCAAGCTGGCACAATCCTTGAAGAATATGGTGCTATCTCAGCCAAACCAATCGCCAAAGCTGTAACAGAGGCTTAGTTATGTCGTTTCTAAAACCCAAGGTCTACACCCCGCCACCACCGCCAGCCCCAGAGCCTATTGCAAAGCCTGACTTTGAAAAGGCCGCTGCATTGTCAGAAGAAGCTGTTGCACAAGAACAGTTAAAGCGCAAAGGTGCAAAATCAACTGTTATTGGCGGCGGTATGATTGATGACACAACGCCAACAGGTACTACAAAAGCACCAACTTTATTGGGGTAAACCATGCACGATGCAAAGGACATTATATCGCGGTTTGAAAACCTAGAAGGCTCAAGGGCTAATTGGGATACGCATTATCAGGAATTGGCAGATTATATGCTGCCGCGCAAAGCTGATATTGTTCGCAAACGCAGCCGTGGTGAAAAGCGTATGGAGTTGATATTCGATGGCACTGCTTTGCAAGCTGTCGATCTATTAGCTTCTTCTTTGCATGGTATGCTTACAAGTGGGGCTACGCCTTGGTTCCACTTAACAATGAAAGATGATGAGTTAGGCCGTAATGAGGATGTGCAAGCTTGGCTAGAAGATAGTAGCCAACGCATGATGAGAGCCATCACCATGTCTAACTTTGAAACAGAGATTCACGAAATGTATGTGGATCTTGTTGTGTTTGGCACAGGTTGTATGTTTGCTGAAATGGATGATAAGAGTTTGCGTTTCAGCACGCGGCATATATCAGAGTTTTTTGTAGCTGAAGATCAGTATGGCATTGTCGATACCGTATTTAGAAAATACAAATTACCAGCACGCCAAGCTGTACAACGGTTTGGCATTGAGAATGTAGGCAAGTACATACAGAGGGTTTATGAGAAAAAGCCTGATGAAGAAGTAACATTGCTTCATGCTGTTATGCCGCGCAAAGAGCGTGATCCTACGAAAAGAAATAATAAAAATATGCCGTTTGCCTCTATGTATATTTGCATGGAGACAAAGATGGTTTTGTTGGAAAGTGGCTTCCAAGAGTTTCCGTATGTAGTTCCGCGCTTCCTCAAGGCAACTGGGGAAGTGATGGGTCGGTCTCCGGCTATGGTGGCGTTGCCTGACGTTAAGATGCTTAATCTTATGTCTAAGACCATCATACAAGCTGCTCAGAAACAAATTGATCCTCCTCTGCTTGTTCCTGATGACGGATTTCTTCTCCCTGTCCGTACACAGCCCGGAGGCCTCAACTTTTTTAGAAGTGGAACAAGAGATACAATTACGCCACTAAACACAGGCGCAAACATTCCTATTGGTCTAAACATGGAAGAACAGCGTAGACAAGCTATTCGCTCTGCATTCTTCGTAGATCAACTGCTGACAGGCGGTGCGCCTAATATGACAGCTACAGAGGTCGTGCAGCGTCAAGAGGAGCGTATGCGCGTTATAGGGCCAGTATTAGGGCGTTTAATGAATGAGATGCTGCGTCCATTGATTGACCGTACATTTGCTTTGATGTTGCGTGCTAATATGTTGTCTGAGCCGCCAGAGGTGCTGCAAGGCAGAGATGTTGATATTGAATATGTATCACCACTTGCACGCGCACAGAAATCAAGCAGCTTGAACAGCACAATGAAAGCTTTGGAGATCTTGTTGCCATTGGCTCAAGCCTTGCCTGTTGCTGATCATATCAATGCTGATGGATTGGTTAATCATATTATGGATAGCCTTGGCGTATCTAAGAAGGTTGTAAAGCCGCAATCTGAAGTAGATGCTGCGAGAGAAGAACAAGCTGCTATGCAACAAGAGATGATGGAGCGTCAACAGACTTCACAAGACGTTCAAGACATTGCTCAAGTTGCACAGGCAACTAGGATGGTTTCTAAATGAGCGAACAAATAACTCAACTCAGGACTATGT